ATCACCAAAATGGCTAACGTGTTGGCTGGCGCACTGGACAGACCGATAACCGTGTTGTTCGGACAGTCTGCCAGCGGTTTTGCCAGCGGCGAGGAAGACAACAAGGCGTACTACGCTACCATTAACGGGCTTCAGGAGTCCCGGCTGCGCCCGATGCAGGATTTTGTCGACCAGTTTATTCTTGATAAGTTATCAGCAAGTACAGGCCAGGCGTTGACCTACGAATATCCATCAATAGCCAATATCAACGAGGTGGAAGAAGCAACACGCTTTGCCAGCTACGCCAGCGGCTTTAGCAGTCTTCTTCAGGCAAATATCGTCACCGAAGATATTGCTCTGCGTGAAATGCAGGCGCGTGGCGTGCTGACCACTATTACCGCCGAAGATGTAGCGTTGGCAAAAACATTAAACGCAAACGGAGATGACGATTGGAACTCAAACAACTCCTGGAGCAGCGACTTGACCGCAGGCGACCACGCCAGCGCAGACTAAGGCCACCCACGCCGAGCAAGCAGACAGAGGTCTGGTATCGTGACCAGCTCACCGCCATGATTAAAATGTTGCAAGACCAGTTAATAGAAGAAGTCTCCCGTATTCCCCTGAACGATGCCCCTAAGACACCACCGATATCTATCACTGCGCGATTTTCTGCTGCTATCCAGAAACTGGCCGAACTGAAAGTCTCAGACCTTGCCCGGCGAATGACGCTAGGCATGGTCAACCGTGCCAACGCGCAGAACAAGCGACAGACACAGTCGGCCTACAAAAGCGCGTTCGGAATAGACCTGTCTGGTCTGCTGGGTGACGAACCCATCAAGGCACAGATGCAGGAGGCCATTGCTGACAACGTGGCATTGATTAAGTCGATACACACGGATTTCATCAATGATGTTGGTGGCGTGGTATTTGGCAATCTGGCGAAGGGTAGTCGGCATGAAAATATGGTCAGCCTCATTAGAGAGCGAGGTAAGGTCACTGAAAGCCGCGCCAGGCTGATTGCGCGTGACCAGACGGCAAAACTGAACGCGTCGTTGACGCAGGCACGTTCTGCGGCGCTGGGAGTTGACCTGTACGAGTGGGGCGGTGCTGGCGACGAGAGGGAGCGTAGCAGTCACTTCGTCTTGAACGGAAAAACCTGCAAATACTCAGATCCAACCGTGTACTCAGACGATGGCGGCAAGACGTGGAAAAAGCGCCCAAGCAATGCCTTCATCGGGCATCCAGGTGAAGACTATCAGTGCCGCTGTGTCGCGCTTCCTGTTGTTCAATGGGATTAACCTGCATCACCGAGGAACACCTTTTATGAAATGGCGAACTACTCCAGCCGGGTATGTGATTACTTCGGCGAAGATCACCCGCGCAGGGCCAGTTGAATACTACGGTCACGAACTTGGGCTTATGGGCGGGGAAGCCAACAAAAAATTCAGCATCAATCGCACGCTGGACGAACTCACCAAGCCGGAAACGCTAGCCTCTTTTGAGGGGCAGACGCTGACGCTAACCCACCCGGACAGCGGCGAGGTCACTGCTGAACAGTGGAAAGATAAGGCGATAGGGCATATTCAGAATGTGCGTGCGGAGGATGATTACCTGGTGTGCGATGCGTACATCAAGGATGCCGCCGCTATTGAGGTGCTCAGATCGTCCGGGGTGCGTGAACTGTCTTGCGGTTATGACCCTGCAATACTGGTTGAAAGAAATGGACAGATATATCAAGTAGATATTCGCGGCAACCATGTTGCTGTTGTAGCAAAAGGGCGCGTTGGCGCTGACTGTAGGCTCAATGACAAAAAAGGTAAAAAGATGAAGAAATTCACTTTGAAAGACGTGATCACCTTACTTAAAGGTAAGCGTGTCAACGATGCTGATGGTGAACCTCTGACGGAGGAAGAACTGATCGGAATGATTGCGGCGTTGGAGGCGACTCTGGCCGATCTGGAAGGTAATGCAGATGAAGAAACTCTCAAAAAAGTACAGGAAGTGACTGACCAGTTAGCAGAACTTAAAACGCAGCTGGAAGCGGTAAAAAACGGCACGGCGTCAGCACCAAACGATGCCGAAGGCGATCCTGACGCGGCGACAACCGACGACAAGGATGTGAAGATTGCGGCGCTGGAGGAAGAAAACGCCGATCTCAAACAGCAGGTAGCAGACCTGCAGGATGAGCTGGCGAAACTCAAAGGGGAACAGGAAACCTCAACCGTACTCAATGATGCGAAAAGCCGCTTCCCGAAAGTTGACGTAACCAAAGCCCGGTCAGCCCGCGAAGTGCGCGAGCGTGTTCTGACACACTCTGGCGCGTTTAATGATGCCGCCGTAAAGGCAATGACAGATGCTGAAGTTCGAGCGGCATACGCTGCAGCGCAGGCACTGAATAAGCCACGCAGTAATTTGGGGAGCATGCTGTTGAGCGATGCAGCACCGAAAAAAGCAGTAAATCTGACTCAAAAATTTGGAGGTAAATAAGCATGGCCGAAACAGGAAGCAATATCTATCTCGGTAAACGCTGGTTCGCCGGTCAGGTTGCCCGTGCCGGGGAATCTGGCATCGTTGCTGCTTCATTCATCAATAACGATGCGCAAAGTATCCCGGCTGGGATTTTTGTTGCTCACGGGGATAAAGCGGGCACCTGTCGCAGAATCACCGCCGATAGCGATAACGTGCTGGGCGTGGTGATTGCCATGGGAGTCACTCACGAATTCAAGCCTGGAAAAAACCTGTCAGCAATGGCGCTTCCGCATGGTTCTGAAGTTGTGGTTAAGGTTGCTGAGGGGGCCGTGGTGGCGCTTGGCGACACAGTGAAAATTATCGCAACCGGCAATGATGCGGGAGCTATTGGCGACAAAGGAACCATTGAAACGCACTATTTTGTGGTGGACGTTAACGCCAGTCTGGCAAAAATCAAACGCCGCGAGGTGGTGGCACCTACAGCCGCACCTGCACAGAAAACTGCCAATAAGGGTTAAAACTGATGGAAAATGTAGATGTACAGGGTGTGCTGGAACAGGCCGCTATCGATTTTGATAAAACTTTTGAGACGCAGGAATACCCAGATATTCAGCTGGGGAAATTCCTTACTATTACCAACAGCGGTAACGAACAGACCACTGAAGTGCTGTATGGCGAGCAAAAAGGAACTCAGGATCTGGATAATGGTGTGATCGACGAAAACACCACCTCGCTGGAAACTGAAGATGTCTATGTTGCTGCAAAAAAGATGGGTTACATCGACTGGGCTAAGTCAGCGGTCTACACCTCAAAAGGCGTGGTTCGTGCCGCCAAGTTAGGTATTCAGCTCGATACCGTGAAGCTGGAAAATCTGCGCGGCGTGTGCCTGCGTACCATTCAAAAAACGGTGCTGGCTGGCCATGAACGCCGCACGGACGTGACGGGGCTTATCAATAACCCATCGGTAAATGTACATGACTTGACCAAGGGCAAGCCGATTTCAGAAATGACCGGGGGAGAGGCGCGTAAATTCTTTATTGACTTAATCAAGCTAGGGTATCAGGCCAGCGATCAGATTGTGATGCCTAATACAATTGCCATTGATAACATGGATTTATTGACGTTGTCCGGATTGTACGATGCCTCCATCACTAACGGCGTGAGTAACGTTAATGCATTACAGGCGATCAAACAGGCACTGAACGAACTTGCCGGGCAGGATATCAGCATTGTTGGTATTCCGATGGGGTTCGCACAGGGGAAAGGCAAAGGGGGGGCAAATCGCGCCTGCGTCTATGTCAACGACGAATCTACGGTGTTCACTGACTGGGCATTGCCTCCCACCACCGGGGATGTGTTCCAGCGCTCCCCGTTGAGTTGGGAAATTCCTGTTGAGGCGCAGTTTACTGGCGCAATCATCCGCAAACTCGACCGTTTTGTTTACGTCGATTACAAATCGTGATCAGGAGGGCGTGATGGTTGAAGACTTTCTCGCCCGCTACCCCGAATTTAAAAACGTGGATACGGGGCAGCTTTCTCTTGCTTTAGAGGATGCCGCCCTTGAAGTCTCTGCGCCCGTTTGGGGGAAGCTGCATCAAAAGGGGGTTTTCTCTCTCGCTGCGCACCTGCTGTATGCAGGCGGGGCGATATCTGACGACAGAAAACCGGGGGAACCGGCGCAGGCGGCTACCAGTATGAGCGCAGGGGGGTTATCCATTGGTATGGCCGATCCTGGCACTGGATTTGGTGCTAACAATCAGGGGCTGGCAATGAGCAGCTACGGACAGGAATATCTCCGGCTGTTGCAGCTGGTTGGGCGCTATATGCTGGTTGTGCGTTGAGAGGTGGGCCATGATCAAAAACACGGGTAAGTTTAACGACAGTAAGCTGCAGGCTGTTATCGCTAAACTTGAACAAATGCAGCGGCTTTCAGTGGTGGTTGGCGTTCCGATGGCGAAAAACGCCGCCCGCGGCGAGACCAACAACGCCACCATTGCCGCCGTGCATGAGTTTGGGGCTGCGATAACTGTCACCCCAAAAATGCGCTCATTCCTGCATTACGCCGGGATTCACCTTAAGGCGGGGACGGCGCAGGTAAATATTCCTGAGCGGTCATTTTTACGTTCAACGGTGGCGGAGAACAAAGATGTTGCCGTTTCAGCCTTGGCGCGAGGTATTAATGACGCTCTGGTTGGAAACGGCGATGCCAGAGCGCCATTTGAAACGCTGGGACGTAATATGGCTGGCATGGTGCAGCGGAAGATCCAGGCCGGAATATCGCCCCCGCTGAGTGCGGCGACCATAGCCAGAAAAGGATCATCCAAGCCTTTGATTGATACCGGCAGTCTTCTGCAATCCATCACATGGGAGGTCAGGGATGATTAGCAATTTCGCCAACCGGATATTTTCTCATTCTTTTTTCAGGCAAACAGCCAATTTTACCCGCATTACCGAAACCCTTACGCCACACGGCACCCCTGCTAAAGAAAAGGTCAGCATCAACCTTGTTTGCATTATCCAGCCAGCAGGGAAAGATGATCTTGAGATACTCCCTGAAGGCAACCGCTATAACCCCACTATTCGGGTGATGACGCAGGAACCGGTTTTCGCGGGGGATGAACTTTTCCACCACGGCACCCGATGGAGGGTTATTAACGATGCAATCTGGAGCGATTACGGCTATTACGACTGTCTGGCAACTCGATTTGAAGGCAGTCAGACAGACGATAGCGGAGGTTTTGTCGTTACCTAGCGAACTCGTACTGGATGCTGACGAGATGCCGGACGTATCGGCCCTGAAGGCATTTATCACTATAGGGCGAGTGACGTCTGAACCACTGGGTAACGAATACCGTTTTGACGGCATGGCTGAGAGAGAGGCGGTTACGGTTAGCCGCTTAACAGTGCTCTCTGTTAACGCCTACGGGAGAAATGCGTACCCGATCATCGAAAAACTGGCATCTGCGCTGGCACTCAGTGCTGCACAATCCAGTCTTAAGCACGCAGGAGCAGCGGTACTGAAAATGTCACCCATTCGCAATCTGCCTACCGCTATCGCGGGCGGTTTTGAACAACGCGCCCAAATCGATATTACGCTTTCTCATATTCACCGTGTAGAGGCGCAGGTTAATCGCGCAGAAACGGTGGAAATAACACTACAAGAGGACAAGCAATGAGTCTGTCAATCAATCAGGTGGTGAATGCACAGATCGCACCTGTACCTATGGCTGCTGCACGGCGTGATTTATCGATGTCGGCACTCTTTACCCCGGAAATCGGGCAGGCATTCACGGACGGACAAACCCGTTACGTGACGGTGTCCAGCGCACAGGATGTGGCGAATCTGTTCGGTTCTGGCTCCTCAGTCTGCAAGGCCGCTCAGGCGCTGTTTTCGGTACGCCCAAAACCCAACAAAGCCATTGTGGCTCGCTGGGCAAAAGAAAAGCAGGTCATTCCGGCAGTGGCGTCTGCACTCAACGGTGGCACGATTTCGGTTGGCATAGACACCTTCAAACGCATCACAGATGGCGCACTCTCTCTGATGGTTGATGGTAATGCCGTTGTGATCGGGTCGCTGGATTTTTCCAGTGCCGCTGATTTAAAGGGTGTGGCGGGTATCATTGCAGCGGCTATACCGAAAGACGCAGTTTTTTCTTCTGTATGGGATGACATTGGTAAGCGGATCATCTTTCAGGCCAAAAAGGCGGGGGCGCAAGGTGCACCAACATTTGGCTACGCAATAAAACCGGATGCGGGAACTTACATCGGTGACTTACTGAAGCTGGAGGACGGTCAGGCTTCGCGTATCGACGGGCAGGATGCGGCTGAGGTGGCACAGGAAACTCCGGCAGAGGCGCTCGGCAAGCTGGAAAATATCTTCCAGAATTGGTATGGCGCTTACTTCGCGGATGCACTGACCGACGAAAAACTGATGAATGCGCACGACTGGATAGCGTCTGCGCCTACCTCAAAAGTATTGGCTTTTACTGCTCTGCGGGATGAACAACTGGCCTGGGACAATACCAACACTCTTAAAGTATTGGCTGAAAAGAACAGCGGACGCCTGATGGTTCAGTACAACAAAACCGGAGACGATCACGCGGCGGCGTCTTTGCTGGGTATTGCATTGTCCACTAACTGGAATGCCATCAATAGCGCCAAAACGGTCAAGTTCAAACAACAGACCACCGTGCAATCTGATGACCGGATCACATTGAATGAGGCTGAGAAAGCTCGACGGTTGGGCGTCAATTTCTATACCGACTATGACGGCGTGGCGATGCTGGCCGAAGGTGCGATGCTGGGTGGCACCTTTATCGACGAAATTGTGGGGCTGGATGCGTTTCTGGATGCGTGCCAGAAACAGGCGTTTTCTACTCTGCAGGGCAACCCAGGAAAAATCGCGCAAACCGACAAGGGACAGGCGATGCTGATCGGGTCGTTGATCACTATCGGTGAAGAGTTTGTACGTAACGGATTTCTTGCCGGTGGGATCTGGCGCGGCAATGACGTGGGTGAGCTTACCTATGGCGACAGGCTGGATGCAGGGTATTACTTCTACTCCGACACTTACGATCTGCAATCCATTGCTGACCGGGAGGCGAGAAAGGCCATGCCTATCATGTGTGCCATTAAGCTGGCTGGTGCAATCCATTCTGTCGACCTTCTGATCCAGTTCAACCGCTAAGGGGAAAAACGTGAAATACGACCACAAACAAAGCGTGCTCGCGTTGAGTGGCTACAACATTACTGCATTTGACGAGTCAGGTGACTCGCTGAGTATTGCCCCAGCCGGGGATATTGGCGCATATACCATTGGGGCGGGCGGGCGTGGCGTCTTCGTTGCGACCGGAAACGAAAGCGGCACACTCACATTGAAACTGCTGCAACACTCGGAAGACAATCAGTTTTTGAGCAATCAGTACAACCTGCAGGTCAGCAGCCTGAAAGCATTCACGCCAATTGAAATGTATTTTAAGGACACGATAAACGGCGATGAACTGGTTGGGACGCGGGGATATTTCACCACACCACCCACCACGGCACGCGGTACAAGTCATAATGCCGCCACATGGACAATCACCTTTGAAAAGGTGACCACCAAATACGCAAAAGGAGCGTAACGCATGCAGATTGACAATATCACTTACGAATTCCAGCAGAGTAATTTCATTGAAGCCAAAAATCATGCACTCAAACTCACCGGCTTGCTGAAAAACAGCCTCAAGATGCAGGATGGCAACGTCGATGTCGATATTGGCGCGATACTGGCCAACCTTGGTTCGCCTGACATGCGCAGCATTGAGGAGTTCATCATCAAGTACCTGTCGGTGGCAGATGAAAGCGGGGAACAAGTTCTGTTGCGCGATACGGCGAAATTCAATGCCCACTTCAATGCCCATCGCTCACACTATTTCCCGGTCATGTTTGAGGGGGTGAAGTTTCATTTCGGGGATTTTTTGCCCGCTGGGGTCGGATTTGCGCAAAATATGAGTCTCTCAGACCTGTTGACGCAGGCGTAGCCCCGAAAACACACGTGGACTGGATGACGTGGACGCCGATTATGGAGGGAATGTGTGAGCTTCACGATCTGCGAACAAAATACACGTTGACCGATGTGCTAGACATGCATGAGGCGATAGCCGAGACGGCAATAGCCAAACGAGGTGGCGAACGTGATCCTTGATGAACTGGTAACAAAATTCGGTATCGATGTTGATACCGAAAAACTCAAAGCGTTTGTCGGCTCGATTGGTAATGCAGCGAAAACTATCGCGGACAAGGCCAATCAGGCTAATGCGGCGCTGCAACAGGTGAATGACAGCGCCGTTGCAGGAGCACAGCAGGCCGGGGAACAGGCACAGGCGGCTGAAAAGCCGCTTAACCGCCTTCGTCTGCTGGCGTTGGGGGTAACCACCGTCATTGGTGCGGCCACCGCGAAAGTGTTGGGTTTTGTGGTGGGTGCCATTAGCGGGGCGCGTGATCTGGCAAAAGAAAAGGGGCTTCTCTACCAGATATCAGAACGTGAACTGGAACAGGCTGATGACTACAGTGCGGCACTGAAGCGTAACCAGTTAGCTGTTGACTCCCTGCGAACAAAAATAGCACTGAACCTCACGCCTGCGCTGACCCGTATGGCTAACGGCTTTTATCATTTGCTGGAGTCCAATAAAGATCTGATAACCAACGGCATCACAAAAGTAATACAGGTCAGCGGTAAGGTCGTGCAGGTTTTCTTCAATGCCTGGCGTGCCCTGGACAGGGTGGTGACCTCAACCATTGGCTGGAAGAATGCGCTGTTGGTGTTAGTTGCTGTGCTGGCGGTGGTAAAACGCGCCACCATTTCGGCATTTATTGTGAACCCGGTGACGTGGGTAATTGCCGCTATTGCCGGACTGTTGTTGTTGCTCGACGACCTGATGACGTATTTCGACGGTGGCGATGCGCAGTTCGGTGAATTTTGGGGGGCATGTGTTAAGTGGATCAAGCAGGTGAAGGGGTGGTGGGATTCTCTGTCCGGTGAGATGCAGGCCAGCATTAAACTGATAGGATCTTTGCTGGCTGTCATGTTCGGTACGCAGGTGTTCAGAGCGAGTACTCAGGGTGCAACGCTGTTCCTTAAAGCCCTGCGCTTGCTGCTTTCGCCCGTGCGCGGTCTGATTTCAGTTTTTCGGATAGCCGCTCAGGCCGCAATGTTCTTCGGTAGAGCGCTATTTGCCAATCCAATAGGGCTGGTGATCGCCGCTATCGCGGGACTCATCTACATCGGGTATGACCTGTATAAATGGTTTAACGGTGGCGAAAGCGTATTTGGCAACTGGTATCAGGCCATTGCAGATACGTGGAAAAAGGTCAAAGCGATGTTCGCCAGCGGATTCAAGTACATTCTGTCACTGTTCGGGGTGAACGAGAAAGACGCTGATCGCTACATTGACCGGCTGTCGAATATCTACAGCAAGGTATGGGCGCTGTTAACATGGCCGTTTACGGCAGCCTTTGAATATATTAAAGGCTTATACAGTGTTTTCACTGACGACAGTACCACCTGGGTACAGAAGTTTGAGGCAATATTTGGTCTGTTGCTCGACCTGCTGGCCGCGCCGTTCAAGGCAGGCTGGGATCTGGTGAAAGCCATTTTTGGTCTGGCCGATGGGGATGTGGAGAAATTCATTACCGATATCGGGAAATCCTTCTCTGGCGTGATAGATGCCATCGTTAAACCGTTTAAAGCGGCGTTTGACGAGGTTAAACGCTACTACGACGATACGGTAGGCAGGATTTCCGGCGCGTGGGACTCAGTGACGGAGGGCGCGTCAAAAGCATGGAACTCGACGCTTGATTTCGTCGGTCTTTCTGACAATACCAGTTCACCCCAACCGGCGAACTATGCCAGCCAGACCAATAGCCACGCTACGACTGTCAAAGGTGGGGATGTTAAAGCGGAGATACATATCAGCGCAACCAATACAGACGATGCACGGCGCGGGGTGGAGACCGGGTTAGATAATGCCAACAAGCGAGCAATGGCACGTCTTCAGGGGGTAGCCAAAGGATGAGCACCATCGATACGTTAAATGAGATCAGCAGGCTGTCTGATCGCGCCAGCGTGGTGAATCGCACCATTGGCACCTTCCATTTTGATGTGGTGACCAGCGAGACGCATGCCTCCACGCTGCGCCTGACAGAGAATCCGATAGAGTCCGGCGCAGCAGTAGCTGACCATGCGGTGCTGGAGCCGAAAGAAATTACCCTTAACGGAGTGATGGTCGGTTACGAACAGCCAGATTTTACCAACCGGTTACTCGGCGGGAGGCTGGCGGGAATGAAATCCCTGCCGCTTCCCCTGAACGTCAGGGGAATAACCGCGCAGGCAGAGAGTATGGCCAATCGCTACCTTTCTCTGGCGAAAACAGCGGTGGAGGACGCGCCACGCGTACTGGCCCCCTTCCTGCCTGATTACGCCAGGAGCGCTGCGGATACTTCAGATACTCTTGACCGGGTTGGTAAAGCCTACAATGCCCTGCTGGGACTGCAAAAAAGCGGGGAAACAGTAGACGTACAAACTGGCGTGCGGCTGTACCAGAACATGATGCTGATAAATATTGGTATCACGCAGATTTATGATGGATCAGCAGAGTTCACGCTGACATTACGGGAGATTTTCATTGTTGCCAGTCAGACGGCGCAGGGACTGCACCCTGACCTGAAAAAATCATCCCAGAAAAAGACACAACTGGGAAAAACACAACCGAAAGCCACTGCAGAAAGCAGCGATAAAAAATCGGCGATCAAATCCATATTCAGCTGGCTGGGAGGTTAACGTGATCTACGAAATTCCCGTCACCACTGACGATATACAGGAACAGTCGTTTGATCTGTTCGGCTACAGCCTGCGGCTTACGCTCAGATACAATGCTGTCGGCGGCGTGTGGCAATTTGACTTGCTCAACCTCAAAACCCTGTTGCCCATCTGCCAGAATACCGGGCTGGCGGTTAACGCCCCGGCGCTTTTTTCGAGGAGATTGCCGTTCGTGCTGGTATTGGCTGACGGTTCTGGGCTGGGGATCAACAGTCTGCTGCAGGACGAATTTGGAAACCGACTGAAGCTCTATCTGGTGGCGAAGGAGGTGTGGCGTGAAGCAGTTCGGCAGGCAAGTTAAGCTGACACTGGGAAACACGCAGGAGAGCATTGAAATTACCAGCCTGCGCGTCACCTTTGAAATCAGTAAAACCCTCAGCAGTGACCCTAATCCCGCGACCATCTCCGTATACAATCTTAATGCCTCACATCGCAATGCCCTGGCGTCCGGCTATTTTAATCGCCTCAGCCTGGCGGTGGGTTACGAAGAATTGCGGGTGATTTACACTGGCGATATCAGCGAAGTGCAGACTAAGCGCAGTGATGTGGATTTTATCACCGAACTTGAGTGCGGTGACGGTCTGCGCGACTACACCCAGGCAAGGGTGTCAACCACGCTGCGGGCTGGAGCAACTGATGCGGAAATTCTCGCCAAAACGGCTGAGTCAATGCACAGAACGCAGCAGGGCGTGGTCGATTTGCCAAATGACCGGGCGTTACCGCGTGGCAAGGTGATGGTCGGGAATGCCCGCGACATCCTGCACAAAATCGCCGTGAATAACGAGGCTGACTGGTCGATACAGGACGGTCATCTTACGGTATTGCCGCGAGATAAGGTGCTGGCCGATAGCGAGGGTTTCGTCCTGTCTCAGGAAACTGGCATGGTGGGAAGTCCGGAGAAAACCGACAGCGGACTGAAAGTAACCTGCCTGCTCAACCCAACGTTACGCATGGGAGGGCTGGTAAGGGTGAAATCGATCCTGCCCGGTTTTGATGGCGATTACAAAATTACCGAACTGACGCATGCAGGCGACCTTCTGGGCGATAGCTGGTACACCACCGTGCTGTGCATTGGCGGTCAATTTCAGAAGGTGGATAGCAAAAATGTCAAACAAAACCCCAACGCTACTTGATGTGGTGACTGCTGCTGCAAGCAGCGAACGCCTTGATATTCATACAGCATTGCCGGGACGCGTGGTGGCGCTGAATGCCACTGATAACACCGTCACTGTTGAACCAATGATAAAACAGGTGCTGGTCAGCGGTGAACCTGTTGATTTACCACCGCTGGTTGATGTTCCGGTGCACTTCCCGCGCGGAGGCGGTTTTGCCTTCACCGTGCCGATTGTGGCAGGTGATGAAGGTCTGATTGTCTTTGGTGAACGCTGCATTGACGGATGGTTTGCCAGTGGCGACAGGTCAGCGCCCCTGGATGCCCGGTTGCACGATTATTCTGACGGCTTTTTCATTCCAGGCGTATCCAGTCGCCCTAATGCCATCCCGGATCTGTATCAGGGCGGCGCATCGATGCAGACCGTCGATGGTGAGACGTATATTCGCCTGTCGAAGGGGAAAATCAGCATTAAAGGTGATATTGAGCATATCGGAAACAGTAAGCAAACCGGTAATCACGAACAGGCGGGAGATTTCAACCAGACAGCGGGTAACAGTCAAAGCAGCGGCACCATCAGCGCCCAAAAAGTGGTGGCCAATGGCGTCGACACGGAAACCCACACCCACGGCGGCGTGCAGACGGGCGGCGGCAACACGGGCAAACCAAATAATTGACTACTCCCCGCACTGAAGGACGGGGATTCCCGGAGGCATTCTGATGAAAGTGAGACGACTGGACGACAACCACGACTGGACGTTCGGCAAAGGGCGAGCCAATTATGCACAGGAGAGCGAAGCTATCAGGCAGTGTGTTATGACCCGTCTGTTGTCGCTCTATGGCGACTGGTTCCAGAATCCAGACGCCGGGGTGCGCTGGTTCGACTATCTGGCGAAGAACCCAAGTTTACGCAGCCTTGAGGTGGAACTGAAAGGCGTGGTGTTGAATACCGAGGGTGTTGCCGAACTGGTCGAATTCGCGCTTTCGTTAAATAGCGACACAAGAAAATTAACGATCTCACTGGCCTACATTGATATCTACGACAGCACGCAGGGGGTGACTGTAGATGCTCCAGATTACTGATACTGGCATCATCATTGATGAACTGACCGACATTCATCAGCGACTGACGGATGGCTTCCGTCAAATCTATGGCGATGATATCAACGTCGATACAGATACACCTGACGGGCAGATGATTGGCCTGTTCTCGCAGGAAATAACCAATCTCAACCAGATGCTGGCGTTTATCGTGCAGATGCTCGATCCGTACCAGGCAACCGGCACCTGGTTAGAACAGCGGGCGATGTATGCGGGGATTGTGCGCCGTGGCGCGGAATACAGCCGACTCCATGATGTGGTGGTCACTGGCCGTGCAGGGACATCAATCCCGTTTGGTACGGTATTTTCCGATGAAACGCGGGCGCGGTGGGTACTGGAAGAAACGGCGACACTCAGTAGTCTCGGCTCCGCACGCATCGTCTTGCGCAGCGAAACGCCGGGAAAATTTCCGCTGCAGGCCAATGCGTCACTAAAAATGGAAACCGTCATTGTCGGTGTGGAAAAGGTGGTGTCTGTGGCAGATGCCACCGAAGGTGTTGAGGAAGAAACCGATGGGCAGTTGTTAAAGCGCTTTATGCGTTCGCACTCGATCAACAACTACGATGACCGTGACGGCATCCGTGCCGCGCTGCTGGCGCTGCCAGATGTGGAGCAGGCAGCAGTACTGGAAAATTACCACCACGACACAGACCCGAAAACCGGCGTTCCGGGGCATACCTTTAACGCCATTGTTATTGGCGGGCGGGATGAAGATATCGCGTTAGCGCTGCTGAAAAAGAAAATTGGGGGGTGTGGCATGATGGGAGCGCATCGTGTCACGGTGGACTTTGCTGGAGCAAATCGTGAAGCCTTTTTTGACCGGGCGGAAAGGGTGCATGTCCGGGTCAGCCTGGTAATAGGTCGTCTGGGTGAATTTCAGGATATTGACAGTGAGGGGATCAAGACTGCGCTGGCCACGACTGAATTTGCCATTGGTGAAACCGTGTATGCCACCCGTCTGATTTGTCAGGTGAATAGCGTGCCGGGCTTTTTCATTAAATCGATCACCGTGAATGGGAGTGAAAAAGCCGATATTGATCTGCGGGAATGCGCCATCATCACGCCAGCCGATGTGGAGGTGCTGATTGAGTGATAAACCAGAAGACCTGCTGATATGGCAGTACAGGGGAAAACCCAAAGCCCGACAGACCGTTGGGCTTTTTTTCAGGGAGAGTAGAGAAGCCTGGCGGTCTGCACAGGCAGTCGGGGAAATGCTCAATATCGACACGGCAACCGGGTATGCGCTGGATTTGGTGGGGAGGCATGTTGGCCTGTCACGGACGCTCAGGGCTTTTGTGCCAAAAGAGCATTTTGGCTGGGCTGGTATCGAGGCCGCACTGGGATTCGGTGCTGGCACTTTCTACCGCGAAGGCGAGTCACTTAAAGAATCATCGAGACTTGACGATGATGACTACCGATTTTTGCTCCGGGCGAAAATGCTTAAAAATACTCAGCGACCAACGCTGGAGGGGATTACTGTAGCAGTTAAACAACTGCTGGGCGACAGCGCGTTCGTTGTCGACAGGTACGATATGACGATGAATATCGTCGTGCCTGAAGTGCAGCTCAACGGCCTGCGACTCTATGCAGTACTCAATCTGGATATTCTGGTCAGACCCGTTGGGGTCTGGTTTAAACTCATTGTTATTTCAAGCGATCACCCTTTTGGCTGGGCCAATAACAACCAGACTTTCGGTTTTAATGAAGGAAAATTCACGAGGTTAATCAATGCCAATAATCAAGAAGCCTGATTATACCATTTTTGCCAGCGAGGCAAAAAACGGGGAACTGACGGCCTTTCCCAACCTGTTACGTGGCTGGGGAGTCACCATTGATCAGACTGCTGGCAAGCCGCCCATGGAGTGGTTCAACGCCTTGCAAAAACGCACGGACGAGTGGCTTACCTATCTTTCTCAGCGAGGAATATCTGAGTGGGATAACACTCTGGATTATCCCCAAAATGCAGTGGTGCAGTCCGGTGGAAACTTTTATGTTTCTATTACAGAAAATAAATCAAAATCACCGGATAAAAGTCAGTCAGACTGGAAGCCGATGGCTGAGGCGCTGAACATAAAAATAGCCGATGCCACTCTGAAAAATAAGGGGCTTGTGCAGTTAAGTAACGCCATAGACAGTGCAGATGAAACGATGGCGGCAACGCCAAAAGCGGTTAAAGCCGCTGTCGATCTGGCGAAAGGCATCAACCCTGACTTGATATTCCCGGTAGGTGCCCCCATCCCCTGGCCATCAGACACAACCCCTGACGGTTATGTTTTGATGCAGGGGCAAACCTTTGATGCAGCAAAATACCCGAAACTGGCTGTGGCATACCCCTCTGGCAAACTACCAGATATGCGGGGCTGGACAATCAAAGGCAAGCCGGAAAACGGTCGGGCAGTGCTATCCGTTGAGCAGGATGGTATAAAAAGTCATGCTCATACGGCCTCTATCACCAACACAGACCTTGGAAGGAAGACGACAAGCGGCTTCGATTATGGTTCTAAACAAACCACCAGTTTTGACTATGGCAATAAAGGCACTGACGCTCAGGGTAACCATGTGCACGGTTATAATGAGGTGATTCCCAGAGGCAGTGGCGGTATGGATATCGGCGGGAACTGGGAAACCAATATGCAGTGGTCAAACACGTCTGAGGCCGGGAATCACGCTCACACCGTCTGGATTGGTGCTCACGACCACTGGGTCGGTATAGGGGCGCATGATCACTTTGTTGACCTAGGTGCACATGGTCATAGTGCCACAATTAACGCAGCGGGTAATCCTGAAAACACTGTAAAAAACATAGCATTCAACTACATAACGAGGCTCGCATAATGACGTTTACTATGTCCAATGAGGCGCAAACCCTAAAAGTCTATAATCTTCGCGCGGATACGCATGAATTTATTGGTGCCGGGGATGCGTACATTCCTCCGCACACGGGATTGCCTGCAAACTGCACTTTGACTGTGCCACCAGAAATTCCTGCCGGACAGGTCGCACTGTGGGATGAGCAGGCACAGCAATGGGGGTTACTGGAAGATCACCGGGGCGAGACCGTCTATGACACCACGACCGGGCTGGCCGTCTTTATTTCTGAACCAGGCGCACTGCCGAAAAATACCACCTCGGTGGCACCATCGAGTCAATATCAGAAGTGGGACGGTAAGGCATGGGTGAAAGACGAAGCAGCGGAGAAAAATGCGGAGGTGTTGAGCGCGAAGAATCAGGTCAATACGCTGCTGCAAAGTGCGAACGCCAGAGTCACGCCGCTACAGGATGCATTAGATCTGGACATGGCAACGGAAGACGAGAAAAAGCAACTGGCCGCCTGGAAGAAATATCGGGTTCTGCTTAACCGTATTGATACCAGCACCGCGCCAGACATTACCTGGCCTGAACAGCCAGCAGAATAACTGCTCACATCGTAACAGTGAAAACCAACTCACTTATTTAAAAAGTGAGTTGGCGGAGATAATGGCTATCTCTGTAGAGTCGCGCTCAACGAACCCCTGGACAATAACCAACCCCTAAATTTGTGAGATAATTTTATTTCAATTAATTTATACGTAATGTTAGACAGGAAAAATGTAATAATAATCGCTACGGAGAATATAGATAACCCCATAATGGTACTGTATCCATCAGATCCTTTATTAAAGGTATGTGATGCAATCTTCATCAATAAGCCAATAACGCCAGCGTGAACGATGTATATCGAAAAAGACATATTCCCAATTCTGACAAGGGATGCTGGAGCAGTGAATAGTCCTGCCTTCTCAAGTTTCAAAACGGATAACATGAGCAGTGCAGCAGGAATCCCCCATGCAGTGATGCGTGAAAACCCGTAGAATTGGCTGTAGAAATTCATAAAGAAATAAATAATCACCGAAATTATAAACATAGCCCATAAAAAATTCATTCTCTTGTTCATTTTTGAATAAACAAAGCCAACGGTAATCCCAAGCAAGAACTCAAGATTTATCGGATTACTCATTAAACTAAGATATGTTAAGTCAAAATTAAAACCTTCGTGACCGTATTTATCTGGAACACCCAACACAATTACAGGAACCAGTATCACTGACAGGATAAAGCCATATGTAAAATACCACTTATACCTGCCAAACAAAAATGAAGCAGCAACAACCAAATAAAAATACATTTCGTAATTTAATGTCCATCCCTGACCAACTCTGGCACCACCATAGAGAGGCCCTTCCTGCCCCAATCCGCGAGGGATAAATAAAAGTGATCTAAGTGTTTGATAAAAACTATCAATCGTATGACCAGAACTTAGCATGGTGAATATGTAGTAAAGCGGTATAATTTTTGCGACCCGCTTAAGGAAATACCGCAACCCAGATTTATTGTCTTCACTTTTGTTATTTTGGATTGTGTAATATGCAATAAACCCGCTGATCACAAAAAACATATCAACGCCAGAATACCCACGGATAACAAAATGCCCTACAAATGAGTTATAGTCAAAAGGCAGTACATCCCTGAAATGAAAGATAACAACAAACAAAGCAGCAAAACACCTGAACATCTGAATTGAATCTATTTTTTCCTTTACCACATAATACCCTTATCTATCAAAATTCAGCACGGTAAGCAGGCACATCCCGGACAGTCTGCGTAAGACTGTCATAAACACTGACATGCAATAACGTTAAACGCATCCCCTGCTTACGGAATATGGCTACATCAGAGGCGATGCGCTGAACGCCAAAGAACAGCATGGCATCAAGGGCGGTTACCATTAATCCTGACGTGAGGGCCAGACGCAGGCGCTCACGCGGAACATCTGATTGCTGTGTGATGCTGGTATAGCTGGATGTCGTTCCACCTTCTGCGCCAGTACGAAAGACTTTGTATGTACGCATGTACTGAAAGTCATCTGGGGCTGAAAAATCTGCGTGACGACTGTACACCACGCACCGTTTGTTCCCGTTAAGTTTTGCCGACTTGCTGAATATCCCTCCTTCCTCCCGTAGCTTATCGATAAGCTGAGGGGCGCGGATCAGCATCAGGCGAAAAGGCAACTCGAAGCTGGTAACGTAGTCTACGGTTTGCAGCGCTATACGCAGGCGTTCCGTGCTACCCACCTTTTGCTGCTGGCAGGTGTTGATTACCTGCTGCCACTGCGCCGCAATCTTTGGCGTTTCGCTGGCTTCCGTCAGTTGATACTTTTCTATACGGTAATCGATGCGAGCGCTGGTCATCGCAAAATATCCTCCACACGAATCAACTCCTTTCTGCTCAAATATTCCATTGCATCAGAATGTAACTTGCTGTCTGGTTTAGCATTTCTAAGTGAGTGGGCTAATCGCTTAACCCACATAGTCAATTCGTCCATTTGATTAGCGTTTTCCAGTAGCGCAATAGCCATATCTTCGACATGTTCACTAGTGCAGACCCGTGCAAGATTTGCGGCGTGAATTGTGTCATATGGTTTGTAATTTGCCTTTCTGCACAGTTCTATTATTTCCTGTAGGCATTCTCTGGTTAAGGTTCGTTTGGTCATTAGTTTTGCCTTATCCTGCGGTACTTTCGACTTGGGTAGGGAATGTCAAGAACACACTGAATGATGCGCGTTCTCTCCTGACTGCTTCGTGAAAATCACAGCGGTGGTCATTTACCGCATCAGTCTTATCTAAATCCCATGTATAAATAGTTCGATCACCAGTCGTGAAAAACCCGATCCTGTCAGAAGGTCAATTATTTAGAACCGCCTGTACGTCATTCAGCCATTTTCGCTCTGCTGATGTTAGCTTGGACATTATCGCCTCCATCAGGGAGCATATATGAGCCTCCCTGAATTCAAAAATTCACCTCAGTGGCTATCTGAAAACCGCCACTTTTGCCTTTCTTCCAGTACCATCCCCAGCGATTTTGCCTTTTTCTCCGCATCCAGAAGCCGGTAGACAATCTCACCATCAGGAAACCGCCATGAGTTCTGCGTGGTGTTATAAAATGGCACCACCATCACGGTACGCCTGGTTGGTTCAGTGTGCATTTCAGCCATCGCCACAGGTGCTTGAACGCTATCATTGTCGTCAAAGCCCCCTCCGCGAGTTTTCAATCCTTGCTTTGGTCAGCCTGAGTTTTTCTCTCAAGCCCGTCCTCTCCTGCTCCGTCAGGGTAGCCGCGAGAGTGGTACAGTGTCCGGCAACTTCGGTATAGCTGTTTTCATCGGTGACATCATCCAGGGCGTTGAGCGCGGCCTCAAGCGCAGGATTTGGTTGTAATTCCGTGAACTCAGCCTCATGAACTGTTTCTGAATTTTGCTTTGCAGCAGGCTGGCCAAACTTCATTTTCCCCAGTGCATCACGCAGGCGTGGGCGCGATTTCGCGCTGTGCGCCACGTTCAGCGGTTTTTCTGCTTCGTCCGCAATCTGGTTAACATCCAGCAGAGAATACAGCTCAGAGGCGCACGGAAGGCGTCTGGCGAGACGATGTAATACCGTCTTCAACGCCATGCGGTCAAACCACTTTTGCCACACTGCTGGCACTTTAGGTTTGCCATCCCGGTCTTTTTTAGCAGTCGCGTCACGCACCTTCTCAACTTCCGACCGGCTCATGACCTCCACCACAATTTCACCGCTGGTCAGTTTAGCAAAAGCATAGACGAGTCTGATTTCACCATGATTTTCAAACGCTGGCCGGTGCTCAATATGTTCACCGTTCTCGTCAACCCAGTAGTCAAATTTATCGGCCATATGCACCACTTTACCCGTGATGTTGGCAACCTGACCAGACTGACGCGCCCGTTTGAGAACCCCGTCAACCATTGGCAGGTACTGCGCCTTTTTAACCCACTGATCGCCCTGCTTCGTGTTGTAAACCACCATCGCGGCTTCGCGTCCGTCAGGAACAAGGCCATCCTGCGCACAGCGGATCAGCGACATCACCAGTGACTGCCTGTCGGCGTTTTGCAGTTCAGGGTCAGCCACCAGTGCGGTGGCTGCGGTACGGGTGAACTGTTCCGGGCTGACGTGCGCAGGAAGCAGGCTTTTAATACCCTGCCGGGTTAACGCCGACGACAAATCGGCGTGAATGCTTTCAAGCGTGGCTACCTGGTTCATGCTGATGCCTCCTGAGTTGCACGGCGGCGCTGGTCGGCCATTCTCGCCCACCAGGGTCTGCTGATGATCCCCATGTCTGCTGAAAAGCCGTCACGCTCACACACTTCAAGCTGGGTGATGGTTTCGCGCACCTGCAACATCCCCTCGTCAAAATCAGCGTCTTCCAGCAATCCAAGAGAAACCGGATACCGCCCACACTCCAGGGACTTGCCGACCACACAGAAAGCAAAATCTGCCTCGACACCAAAGACTTTGTTCATCACCAGACTGTAGAAAGCCGCCTGTACGTGGTAGCCGTATTTTTCGACTGACTTCCCAAAATCCTGCACATCATCAGTGGTTTTGACATCCATCACGAAAGGTACGCCGCACAGCTCACCGAACCAGTCCGGGCGAACCTTGAACAGCACACCCTGTTCTGTGCGATAAAACACAGACAGCTCTGCAACCCCACGCTGCAACAGCGCAGCGATAACCGGCTGTGCCAGCGCGGAATCCCGCATCAGGCACACCTTGCGGTAGTCATCGGACTTCATTGGCGTCAGGCCATCAGCCTCACACTGTTCCTCAAATGCCGCCAGTTCTGCTTTGCCATCGCTGGTACGGAGATTAACATCAGGGGCACACACGAAATCTTCATCAAAGCGTGCAGGCTCCAGTATTGCCGTATGAACCGCCGTACCCAGCGACAGCGCCCCTGACTTACTTTCGTCACGCGGGGCTGATTTGTACCACGCAAGGGAGGCGGTGCCACCGCGTTGCACCATCCGTAGTTGTGTACTCGAATACCCGTCACAGGCGTGGTACAGGTCATTGCTCAAATCGACAATCACCAGACTGCCGCCGTTGGGTATGTCAGACAGTTGCTGATTCAGCATATCAACCGCATTGGCAGCACCATTAGTTATGGGGCGATCTTCATCAAATTCAGTCACCCCATTAACAGGAGGGTAGTCCGACAGGAACGACCGTGATGATGATTCCGTTAACGTTATTTCGCTATTTAGATTATTAGCATCCGATAATTCATCATCAGTATTACCATGTGTTAAATCGCTATTTAGCGTATTAACGATAATATTTTCCTGTGCATCATCGCCTGTTCTTGAGGTGTACAAAGCTCGGTACTGAGTGATAAAACTGGTGATGTGTGCTTCAATCGCCACAGCATCGAGGTAAATATCCCGGTTATCGACTTCACGTATCACATCGAAAATGAATGCCCTGCTGTAAGAAAAAATATCAGGGACTTTCCGCAAAGCGCACACCCAACCGATCAGGTCTTCTTCACGGCGGCTAATTTTTTTCTTCGCCCATTCCAGTATCTCGCGGGGTACAGCTGAGGCATCAACATCACCTGGCCATAGGGCACAGGCAATCTCAAGTTCCAGTGACTCCTGATTGTGCGGGTATTCCCTCCGCTCATTAGTGGGTAATTCAGGTGACCGGGCATCGGTAATTGATGAAATATTGACCTCTGAGCTAACTTCCCGAACCGTCTCACCCTCCGCAACTTCTTCCGGGATATGCGGCTGGTTATCCACTACTTCTGTGGACAAGTTAGTTTCATAGTCGCTATTTAGCGAATTATGAATTTCGCGTTTACTAATCCATTCACCATTGTACAGCTGTACTGCCAGCGCCTGAATCTCAGACAAGCTGAGGCTGACGGGCGTGCCATCCAGCGTTTCAGCAACCAGTCGCCGCAGTGACAGGTACTCAGCATACACATCCGGTTCATCATCAGGACAGGCCAGTAAATCATCCGCATCGCGGCGCTCGTCATCATCGTACTCGTCCTGTTCGCCAAAAATCGCCAGCAGGGCGCAATACTGGTCTGTGGCCAGCGAGTCAGATCCATCAGCCGCCTCAGCCGGAGAAGCGGTATTACGCAGGTATTCTTCTTCGGAAATTTCATCCAGGCGCGGCACTTTGTACATCATGCAGCAGGCCGGATCTTCCTGAGATAACACCTCAAGGGCTTTCAGTTTCGCGGCGTGCTTGGTGTCAGCAGCCACAAAAGAGGTAAATGTTTTGTAGCCGTCAGGGTGCAGCGTCTTCTGGGAAACGTAGGTCACTGTGAAATATTTCATGCTGCACCTCCATCACTCTCAATCTGGTTATGTCTTTCAAGGGCGCGAAGCAGTCTGCCACGGGCGGCACCTGTGCAATTACAGCAGGTATTTTCACAGGACTTTGCTGTAGTACGCTTAAAAAACAGAGATTCAAACTGTCTGGAATTCAGCTTTTCAATGAATTCAGATGCGGCCGATTCCGGGTTATTTGCAGGACTGGCGACGAGCGTTGCACGCCAGAAGAATCCTGTCAGTGCCATATTCAGATTTCCACAATCTGAGCAGGCAAAGCGAATATCCGGACGACCGAGAGCGTCATGCCGATGACTGTTGATACAGGCGGTGTATTTCATGCCACACCTCCGATGCTGTTCACCACTTTCCCGGACAGGCGGCGCAGGACGTTTTCACAATGCTGCGCCCTGACCTGGCACCAGTTTTCATTTGCTGGATTAACAGAAATGACAAACGCCTTGCGCCACAGTCGTGCCGCCGTCATAAAGTCACCGGTACGCTCGAATTTGGCCGCAGTGGTAGCCACCTGCTGAAAAACTGAGAAGGATTTCATGCAACACCCCCAACGATACGCAGGTGCTGACGCTGACGCGGAGTCAGATATTTTGATGTGTTAGCAAAGCGAACAAGTTCGCGGCGGGTATAACGATAGCCTTTCTTTACGCGCAGCAGCGCGGTACTATTTTTCATAGCTCACCTCTTGGTTATGCAAGTGTGTGGGTTAGCTCAGGGCAAGTGTTGCAAGCACTTGCTCTGGGCGTTAATAAATTTTAATCTTCTTTTGAAGAAAACATGGCTTTAATTCTTCTCTGTATTTCTCCATTTTTGTTAACCAATGTTTTGGTTACAAAAGCAGCATATTCCTTTGTTGTGTTGTAGCCTTTCCATACCTCATGTGGACTAAGGGCGTATGCACAAACTTTCCCGGCTATTGGAATTCTTATGAGAGCTTTTTCACTTTCTAAAAAATCAAGCCAGCGCTGTATAGTGCGAACTGATACTCCTAATCGCTCAGCTAAAAAACTCTGATCTGCAACTACAGCTCCACATGCATGGTCTATATGCTCAGCAAGAAACGAATACAATGATACAGATCCTGGATTTTTTCGTGAAAGCTCACGAATCCTCAACCAACCCTTTGGGTAAGTCTGTGTAAATTGGCTGTTTTTAGATTCATCATCCAAACGCTCATTCTCCACTTTTGCAGAATCTTTAAGCTCTTTTGCCCTTATTGTCCTTGTCAGCGAATCGTTTACCAGCATTAAAACCTCGATTATATGTCGTATTGATGCGACTTTATTGACGTATAATACGTCACGCATTAAAAAAATCAAGACATTTATGTCAAAAAAAACGCGATTACGATCACACCGTGTGACATAACACGACATAGACTGTGTCGTAACATCACGACATAGCTTGTGTCGTGATGATTTTAAAAAAAACAAATTAAATCATATTGTTATATTTTTCACTATATCTATTCTTTGAGGTTACAATGCTGAATAAATCACCATAAGTTAAAAACTCTTAACATACTGAAAGTCAAAACCGGCTCCCGCCGGGCAACCCCGCCATGCGGCACAGCAAGCTGTACCACCTGTCGGCGTTTTCGCAAAAACAACAAGTCAGACAGCCCCAGAAAACCGCAACGCTCGCCGCAGTCTTTTGCTAAGGCGTACCGCAGGAGCATTGCGACGAGGAACGAACAGCAAAAGCGAGGAAGCGGAAGTGAACCGATGCTAGAATAGGCTCGTTCACTCAATGGTAAGTTATCTTGGGATAAATTATGGCTTTTCGTTTTAGACAGAGAATTAAAATAGCACCAGGTGTTTATGTTAATATCGGGAAGAAAGGAACAAGCACATCAGTTGGTATCAAAGGTGCTACTGTTAATTTTGGGAAAAATGGTACGCGAGGAACGATCGGTCTACCCGGAACGGGAATGTCATACAGTAAAAAACTGTTTTCTAGTCCACATCAAAGCCAGCCAGATATGGATACTGATTCTTTAGAACCAGCACAGCAGGAAGAATCTTTCGGAAACTTCGTAGAAAAAGTACAGCATGAATCTCTTTTAATGTTTTATAGCTACCTCAAGGTCAATGGGGTGGATATAGATAATTTTGACACGAGTACGGATACCAGCACTCTAGTCCCTGATAAGGAGAAAGACAAAGAACTAGGAAAAATGATGAGTACATTAGCATCGACAATTGAAGAGATAAAATTCTCTGGTGCATCAGGCCAGCGTGAAAAAAATAGAATTTCAAAAGATTTTTTTGCTATAAAGAATTGGCTTAATGATAACTTCCATTCTTGGAATCTGGCAAAGTCAGAGATATTGGAAGATGCTAGAAATCTAGAACAGAAAAAAGAAGAAATAGAAATACAGGAAAATTTTGTAAGGCAAGAAGAAGACAATAAAAAGAAAGAGAGAGTTAATAAAGTAATTGGTAGGATTGGATTTATTTGTCTTGTTCCTCTGGTTTTAATTATGCCGCCAATATTTTATTGGTTTTCTTTAAATAAGTATGTTCCAAAGTGGTTTAAAATTGCTGGGGGTATTTGGTTGTTAATTGTATGCACCATTTATTATTTTTCTCACAAATGATAATCAAAACATGAAAAAAACGGAATGCATGTTCTGTGGTATGCCTGCGTCACTGCTGTGTGACGGTTTGCTTGGCTGGGATGCAGACACGGATGAAAACGGTTTGATGTGCAAGGTGCGAAAAATGCATACCTGCGATGCACCGCTGTGCCGGGACTGTGCCACATGGCACGGTAATATCTTTTTTTCGGGTAGGAACGGAGGCATGGAAACCAAAGACTACTGCCCGATCTGCCAGAAGCAAGAAGAAGCCGGTGAGGAAAAATCACACCGCAGCATGGGCAATGAACAGGCAATGGTAATCCGGCGTGCACACTGGGCAACGCATCAGAACGATCACCACCGAAAATTGCAGGTTTTGCAGGGTGGTGGTCAGCAGCAGTTACCATTCTGACTTCTGTTTTTCATCCCTCATTTGAGGGAGAAAAAAGCGAAGTGGTGTATCGAAAAGGAGAACGGCTATGCCAATACACACCCGCTACGGCAATCTGGACGAAGCTGCTTTCGAGGCTTTTCAGGATGATTTTGAACCTGAACGGATACTGAGGGCCATTGATGACCTGGACAGGGTAAAACACGGTATTTCTGCCATGCAGGAGGAGCTACGCGAGCTGCACAGGATGGCTGAATCTCTGATGGAGATCGATCCGGCACAGCCTAATGCCAGCGTACCCGACCAAGAGTCCATCTGGATGCTGGCAGAGGATATATCGTCAAGAGCATGGAAGTGGTAGGATATCATTGAGGCGGCTACGGATATCGCTGACGAAGTGGCAAAACTTGCGCCAGATCCTGACGCTGAATGGGACGAGGGTGATTAATCGCTACGCGATTATAGAGCCTTTTTTTGTTCAAAATATGAACTGCGTTACAGGTGGAGAAAACGATGTCAGAATCACTGGAAAAGAGAATTATTGAGCTTGAAAAACGAGTTTTACAGCTGGAAAAATTAGTACCCCGTGGGTGTCCTGGTGATCATTTTTATGAGGCTGGAAGTCACCCTATGGGCAGTGAAGTATACACCTGTAATTTGGGTCATCAACACATTGGCGGCTTGATGGGTATGGATGGCAGATATTCACATTACTGACCTGCTGGGACATAACCCCGCTTCACCCGCCGCTGGCACTCAGCCTCAAAATGCCCCTGTGCTGTTTTTTCGGCAGGAATGGCTGATTCCCGCCGAAATACCACAATATTTTTTACTGACCTGAAATGCTTTTTTCTTTCAGCGCTGAAAATGCCGCCATCAGCACATCCTTCATGCTCATGTCGTTGGAAGCGGCGTAGATTTTAAAAGAGCGATGAAATTCAGGTGATACTTTGAAATTCAGATCAACCAGCTGCGTGGATTCCCGCTTTCTGGTATTGAGGGTTTCCTGTTTGATCGGGCCGGATTTTGGCTTGCCTATCAGAGAGACATTTTTCATTCTGGGTTCACCTTCAGGGCGATATGGTTGACGATATCCATCGCGTGTTTGTTCAGGGTGGGGTATTCCGTTTCGGTCAGTGCGCGACCGGAGTCCAGGGCAGTGATGTAACCGGTTTTCATCGGGATCTCGCCGGGTAGCACGTCAAACCCGTACCCTTCCAGCGTTTCTCTGGCTTCTCGTTCCTGCTTTGTGCTGGTTGTTCTGATTAGCACAAACGCTATTTTGCTATTTTCAGATTTCGCTAATTCGTTACCCAGTAATATCCCCGGCTCAAGATCGTCCAGGCTGCTGCCGGTGGGGATGAGCACCAGGTCAGAATGTGCGGCGGCTTCCTGCGTGCCGTGTGTGGCATGAGGTGCACCATCTATCACCACCAGATCAAAATTCGCGGCTTCAAGTAGTGCCTGGTGCGTTGACGGAAACGTCTGCCCGTTCACCTCCGGTTTTAACTCTGCCTGCTGTCGCCGGTTTTCATTCCACCGGTTACTGGTTGCCTGCCCGTAATCGGTATCGGCCAGCAGTACCCGCCATCCTGCTCGCGTGAACTCTACGGCGAGTGTTCTGGCTAGGGACGATTTACCGACCCCGCCTTTCTGACTGACAACACTGATGATCATTGCTGTTCTCGCTTTTTCGCTAAATATGAAAATAGCATTTTAGCGGTGATAAAGATTGAATGCACTACGGTGAAAGCGATGAAAATAAATACTGATTAAGTATCAGATAGATAGATGAAAAACGTAAATATTTTATTGACATTAATTAAAAGTAATGAATGCGTTTTTAGTGCTGTGTTCCCGGCGCGTAAATATTCCTGCCTTATTTTTCAGACAGATATCAGGAATCTGTAAATTTTTTAATGTGTTCCTACGGTCGCTAACCTATTGTTTTACGAATTCGGTGCTAAGGCACCGCCGCTCTTTAACAATCAAGAACCTGTTTTGACTGAGCAGACAGCCCGCTGGCGCGTTGAAAAAGATGCGTCCCCTTTGAATGCGGCAAAATCAGTCTGTGGACATGCCGGGCGTTAAGACCCTGACGTAAAAATGCGATGTATCCGGTGCCGGACTGCTGGGGCGATCCGTCAGCAAAAATGCAGCGGAGAAGATTAGCCGGGCTTTGCAGCCTGCGTGGTATCCGGTGCCGGACTGCTGGGGCGATCCGTCAGCAAAAATGCAGCGGAGAAGATTAGCCGGGCTTTGCAGCCTGCGTGAAATGGCAACACTGGCGTACTGGCATGTCCTGAGAGTTTTTACCCTGCTGCTGTTTACGGCAGCAGGCATAAGAACGCTTACGTGATGAAGGGATTTTTGGGATGCAAGAGCATGAAAAAACGATCTGGAGCTTGCTGGTACTCGGCGCATTAATTGCTGTTGGCAAGGCCATGAACAGTGATGAACCCATCACCCTACGTCTTTTTATCGGCAGGGTGATCTTAGGATCTAGCACATCAATGATGGCGGGGGCGGTGCTGATTTGGGTGCCTGGCCTTCCGGCTGTCGCGGTTGTTGGACTGGGGTCAGCGCTGGGCATTGCAGGCCATCAGGTCATTGAATTATGGCTTAAACGCCGGGGAAGCAGTCTGTTATCGGGGAAGATGAAAGATGACATTAAGTAAAACACGAATGCAGATCAGCGACAGCGGTATCATGCTGATAAAAAACTTTGAAGGGCTGCGTCTGACGGCCTATCAGTGTTCAGCCCATGTCTGGACAATTGGTTATGGCCATACGGCAGGCGTAAAGCCGGGGGACACTATTACGGAGGGGCAGGCAGAGCAGTTTCTTCGTGATGATCTCGACCAGTTTGAAGCGGCGGTGTACCGACTGGTGAATGTTACCCTGAGTCAGCATCAGTTCGACGCACTGGTGTCTTTCACCTTCAACCTTGGGGAAGGTAACCTGAAAAACAGTACGCTGCTGAAAAAACTCAATGCCGGAGACTATTCTGGTGCCGCCGAAGAATTCCCCCGCTGGAACCGCGCCGATGGTCGGGTGGTGGAAGGGTTAACCCGCCGCCGTCTGGCAGAGCGGGATATGTTTTTAGCATGATGGGGCGTTACTGGAAAATCGTTCTGGCGGTGGCTGTTATTGCAGCGATAACGGCATTTTCCCACTGGCGCTGGCAGGCCGGATTTAATGAGGCAGAAGGTAAGTGGCAGCAGCGCTGGAGCCAGCGTGACGCTGACGATGCCACGGCACTGGCGAAACGTCAGACCGAAGCGAGAAATGAGGAGCAACGCAGGCAGAATGAAATCAATGAGATCCGTAACCGGGCTGAACAGCAACTGGCTGTGGTACAGGCTGATGCCAGCACTGCCCGTGCTGCTGCTGACCGCCTGCACAACAGCGCAGAAATCCTCGCCCGTCGACTGGCAGACCGTGAACGCACCTGCCAGTCCCCCCCTCCCGGTGCAGGCCAGGCAGCAGGCAGCGGAGCCGTACTGCTGGCCGAGCTGTTCCGCAGCGCTGACAAAAGAGCGGGAGAACTGGCAGCAGCGGCTGATGAAGCAAGAACGCGAGGAGTGGCCTGTGAACGGGCATACGATGCGTTAAGCCGAACCCGCTGACGGATTGTGATAACGATGGGGGTTAGCTATGCTTTTCTTCTTTCACGGCAGGAAACCGCGCATGGCGAGTGAAATCTCTTTTGAATATGCGGATATCAATTCGTTGATCCCCTACGCACTGAACAGCCGTACCCACAGCGACGAGCAGGTGGCGCAGATTGCGGCCAGCATCCGCGAGTTTGGTTTTCTCATTCCGGTGCTGACGGACAGTAATGGCGGGTTGATTGCCGGTCATGGCCGCATTCTGGCGGCGAGAAAGCTGGGACTGGTAAAAATCCCCGTAGTGGTGGCTGACGGCCTGGGACAGAGCTAGTGTGTGACCGCCAGTAACGGAGGTCAACACATTGAAAATAAACAGTTTTGCAAAAGAAATTATGCAGTTTATAAAGGTACACCCTGAGTGTGACGCACGGGATATTCTGGCCGAAGGGATTGGTCAGTCTGCGGAACAGGTTGAATGGGTGCTGTTCCAGCTAAAAATATTCGGCTACCTTTAATCTCATTTCCCTGCCAGATCCCCGCCTGCTGCGGGGCTTTTCTGCTGGTCTTAAAAGAAAGAAGGATGTGACGTTGGCCTCCATAGCGATATTCACCAGTCGGCAGGGAAAAAAACGTTACCGGGTGCATTGCCTGATCAACGGCACCACGCGCCGCAAGGATTACCGGACGCTGGAGGAAGCCTGTCACCAGTTATACCTGACTGAAGCACATAAGCTGAAGATGTGTACCCCGGTTGAGTTCCTGTCGCTGCGTGACTTTACCGTGCAGAAGGTGCTGTATTTTTATCTGGGCTATCAGTGGGCAAAAGTCAGAAACGGCGAACTGGCAGAAGGAACGTTTCGTCAGTGTGCATCTGACTTCGCTCAGGTCAGTGAGGGGCTGCGTGCCACGCGGGTGGGGAAAATCAGCGCCCTGCTGATGGAAGATGGCGTTCCGGTGAGGTGTCGCAGGCAGGTCAGGGCCGCTTTTAACCTGCTGAAAACAGAGTTTAAGCTGCTCATTAACAACCCCTGCCCGAAACCGGTCAGAAAGGAGCGAAAGCCCCCGGTTATTCCGTCATCCGGTGACGTGAAGCGCCTGTATGAGGCAACGGACGATCCCTGCATCCGGATGTTTATTTTTCTGTGTGCCACCTGTGGCCTGCGCACATCGGAGGCGCTGGCGCTGCGGCGGGACGATCTCAGCGAGAGAAAGCTCACGATACGGCGGCATCTGACCCAGCAGGGGATCACGCCGGGGCTGAAACGCGGGGACTGGCGGGAAGTGAAGGTGAATAACGACTTCTTTTTGCTGGAGGCGAAATTAGATCCGAAGGCAGAGTTTTTTATCAGCGGGGTGCGGCACGATAAGCCGGTTAACCTGCAAAGTTTCCGCTCAAAGAAGATGCGTCCGCTGTATCAGTCGCTGGGGTTTAGGTTTTCCAACCATGCGCTGCGGCATTTTGCGGCGGCGAACTGGATAGCGGAAGGGCGGGATCTGGTGACGGTGAAAAAGTTACTGGGTCACAAAGATATCGGTACAACGCTGACCTACTATGGACACCTCATTGGGGAGCCGGAAGAGGTGAAATCTCACTTCCAGATATAGAATTAGGCAATATGGATCTCGATCCGGAAATACAAGCGTTTTTAGATGAAAAATGCACTGTAACTTTTTCTCGATTTTTACGAACAACTTTTTCAGAGAAATCAGAAACATCATTCGATTCTTACGATCTGGATCAGGCATTTTTTCCTATTGCAGATGATCCAGAAAAAGGCGACCTGATGGACGAAAAAAAACAGCGCACGAAGACGAAGTTCAGAGAGGAATATATCTGGGAGGCGGTAAGTTTTGCCGGGGCCAGCAGAGTGCCGATGAACAACGTTAATTTTGCGGCGCACAAACGTGTAACAGAAGGAACCATTCGCCGCTGGCGTAAAGAAAATCCAGAGTTTGACAAAGCGTTTACCAATCCTGAAATGATGCTGGCCAACAAGATAAACCACGGAATTCTGTCCAACATGGACAAGCGGGAAAAAATCACCGTCATTAAAGACAAGGACGGCGTAAAGGCGATCAAGGAAGAAGTCCTGCCAACGCACAACGACATTATGCTGGCGTCTAAAAATGGCTTCCGTAAATCGATGATCGGGTTTGAAGAACAGCACCGCAGGGAAACGCTGAAAGGCATCCGGCAGCGGCTTACAGCGGGTGAAATCACTTATCTCGATGCCGTTGACGAGTGCGAAGAAGAAGGTGTCAGTGTTCCTGAATCGTGGAAAACCAGAGAGACAGCCAGAATCATTGGCCTGAAAGAATCGAAGGAACTTGACGCGGTTCAGGCCGTGTTGCGTCTGGAATCATCAGGTTTAGAGGTGCCAAAGCTGCTGATACTGGAGGCGCAGAAATCTCTGGGGATTGTCGACAGTGACGCAGTGCAGCCAGCCATAATTAAGATAGTTTCTCCGGGAGCACACATTGACGACGACCGTTCAGATTGAATTACCCCCTAAACTTTTACCCGTTTTTGATGGATCTGCCCGTTATCGTGGCGCGTACGGGGGGCGCGGCAGCGGTAAAACGCGCTCGTTTGCGTTAATGACCGCCGTAAAGGCATACAGCTATGCCACATCGGGAAAGTCAGGAGTGATCCTGTGCGCCCGTGAATTTATGAACTCGCTGGAAGAATCCAGTATGGAGGAGGTGAAACAGGCGATTAGGGGCGTCCCCTGGCTGAATTCCTTCTTTGATATCGGTGAGAAGTATATTCGCACCAAAGACCGGCGAATTAGTTACGTGTTCTGTGGGCTGCGCCACAATCTGGACAGCATCAAATCCAAAGCCCATATTCTGCTGGCGTGGGTTGATGAGGCGGAGTCCGTGTCTGAAATGGCGTGGCGCAAGCTCACACCAACCGTGCGCGGTGATGACGAGTCGGAAATATGGGTGACGTGGAACCCAGAAGTGCGCGGCAGTGCTACCGATAAACGACTTCGCATAAACCCGCCTGAACGGGCAAAAATCGCCGAACTTAATTACCAGGACAATCCGTGGTTCCCCCGTGTCCTGGAAGAAGACCGACAATCTGACAGGGAACGGCTGGACGATAACGCCTACGCATGGATCTGGGACGGTGCCTATCTCGAAAACTCCGATAAGCAGGTGCTCAACGGCAAATACGAAGTACTCGATTTTGACAAGGAACTGTGGCGCAAGGCTGACCGCTTACTTTTTGGTGCAGACTTTGGGTTTGCCTCCGACCCCAGCACGCTAATCCGTAGCTTCATACTGGACAGCGATCTGTACATTGAGTACGAAGCGTGGGGCGTGGCAGTTGAGCTGGATGCGCTGCCCACGTTTTACGACAAGGTGCCGGAGGCGAGGCGCTGGCCGATAAAGGCAGACAACAGCAGACCGGAAACCATTAGCTACCTGCGGCGGCAGGGATTCAACATTGGCCCAGCGGCAAAGTGGAATGGCAGTGTAGAGGATGGAATATCCCGCCTGCGTGGGTTCAGACGTATATACATACACCCCAGATGTAAAAAAACCTTGGAAGAGGCGCGGTTGTATTCGTACAAAGTCGACAGAAATACAGGGGATATTTTGCCGGTGATCGTAGACGACTGGAACCACTGCCTGGATGCCGTGCGTTATTCACTGGATGGGTACATTAAAGGGCGAGTGTCGGCGCTTGATATTTTGTAATGCAGTGTACTAAAACGAGCGATTTAGTACTTATTCTGTGATGTGTGTACTAAATATAGGTTGATTAAAAAAGTACATGTGCAGATAATAAGTACATCCATTTAGTACATGAAAGGTGTGTTATGTCCCGTGTTTTTGCTTATTGCCGCGTCAGCACCGCTGACCAGACCACCGAAAACCAGAAGCTGGAAATTCAGAGTGCCGGGTTTGCGATAGAGGCGCATCGTTTTGTGATGGAAACCATCAGTGGGTCAACATCAGCGACCCGCCGTCCTGAGTTCATGCGTCTGCTTGACCGTCTGGAGTCGCAGGATGTTCTGGTGGTGACCAAACTGGATCGTCTTGGTCGTAACGCTATGGATGTGAGGACAACCGTGGAAATGCTGGAAACGCGCGGGGTGAAAGTGCACTGTCTGGCGCTGGGTGGCGTTGACCTCACCAGTGCGGCGGGAAAGATGACCATGCAGGTGTTGTCTGCGGTGGCTGAATTTGAGCGGGATTTACTGGTTGAACGTACTCAGGCCGGACTGGCGAGAGCCAGAAAAGAAGGAAAACGCGCGGGCAGGCCACCTGCTTTTACGCCGGAACAAAAAAACGTGGTGCTGCAAAAAATTCAGGCGGGGATATCTATTGCGCAAATCGCCCGTGAATTTGGGGTAACACGCCAGTCTGTTATGCGTGTTCGCAGAGATAACACACTGATAACATAAAATATCGCAACAGAGAGGTTAGATATGGAAGCGGTTGAGGATTCCCGGAGGCATTCTGATGATAAGTGTTTTTTGTAAGGTGAGGTCAGCAAAGTGGGAGTGGCTTATGCAGATGTCTTGTCAAGAGAGGCTTTTCGTAGATAACTACGGCGACAAGCATGAGTTAAACCCATTAGGTGATGAAAATCCATGCATGGGTGTGCAAGGTCTCATTTCTCGTGGGGAGCTTTATGTACTAACCAACTATCAGAAACCGTAACCGTAAGGAGTGGCTTTGAAAAAACCGATACACCGACACCTTACTGATGGCCTGACCAGTATGTTCACATCGCTGGGAGAACGGGTAGCGGCGATCAACTACGGAAGCACGCGGGGTGATGTTTCTGATCGTGAACTGCTGGCAATGTACAAAAATTCGTGGGTGGTGAAGAAATTTATCGATAAAACCGCCGACGATATGTTGAAAATGCCGCGT